AGAAAATATGCTCTTTTTGTTTGTTCACTTATCTTTGTGGATTGCTCCCATTTAATCTTAAATCTATATTTACCTTTTGTTGGTATTCCTATGCTTGGGTCATTTGTTATTATCTTATCTCCATTCTCATTTGTAATAACATATTCTAAATTCATAGGTAATTCAACAACCCAAGAACCATCTGAATCAATAACATTACCTACTCTATATGTTTCTAATATAGGTAACCCTTTTTCATCTTTATTTAATGTTTGCCTTATTGCTAATATACTACCTGGACCCGTTTCCAATCCACATAAATTACCAAAATCATCTTTTGGCTTACAATTTGAACGTATTCTTTTATTTGATGCTGTACTAAATATTGACCCAATAAATATTGCAGTTGGTTGTATGTCAATATTTACATCATCCCTTAAATCAAAATCAGACCTATTAATCGAAGAATCACAAGTTTCAGGATCCCCCCACAATGGAGAAATATTAATACCTTTTGATATTGACACAATTTGAGGCAAAGAACTTAAATCTGTTGATTGTTGATATTGATTATTATCAAATTGTCCTTCAGTTGCCATACCCATCCTTATCAAATCTTGAGGTGTTAATGAATATTCCCCCATATCTGATAAATCCAAATCCATTAAAATACTATAACTACCGATTGGTACACCAAACATCATATAATCCCCACTTGAATTTGTCTTTACAGTATATTTGTAATACTTTTCATAAACTTCTATGGCTTGACCATCAAACATAACATCGTCTATTGTGGGGAATGTTCCAGTTGCAACGTGACCAGGATATGATGGTTTATACGGTAATAAATTATACCTATAACCATCTTCATTCTTTTCTGTTATTGTCTTATATGGGTATATTGATGTGATTAACTCATTATCAGAATCATCATCACTTAATGGAATAAAAATTGATACCCTAGCATTTGGAATACCAAAACCGTTGTTTGCCGTAACCCTCCCAACAACAACACCATAATTAGCGCAGTCTAATGTGTAAACATCAGATTGCCTTATTTTAAAAGATAAAATCTCAAGGAATTCAATATTTTGATCCAACTGAAAATTGACAATTTTATCTTTACCAATTTCAGTCCTAATTCTAAAATTATTTTGCATTATATTCTTTATTGATTATAAATATTTTAGTATACATTATTTATAACTTATAAAGAATTTTGCGGTAAAATAAATAAATTAACCGATTGTTAAACCATTATTTGTTTTCACTTTAACTCTAATGTCTTTTTCTGGATATCTTATGTGATATATTTCATTTGGTTCAGCAAAAATAGTTTCATCAATAGCAGCAATAGTTCTACTCAATGTATTTGAATAAGGCATAGATGTTTCACCCCCAGAATAATTTCCGCCAACTTGATTGGTGAAAACCAAATCAGATATTGAAATTACCCCATTTAATTTTTGAATACTACTCTTTATTTCAGATACGTTAATGTCATTACCCAACTGAATGCTTTGTGGGATAAAATACCCATTAATTGTTGAAATTACATTATTTATAATATCTTTTGATGTGAAACCTGGGGAAATTGTAATTGATGCCTCAACACTAACATCAATCACTTTTGCTGACGATACAACAATATAATCATTTATCATTCTATAATTTGATAAATAATTTGCAATATTATCCGTTAAAAATTTTGAATTATCTGAAATTAATTTTCCTTTTGAATCATAAGATAATACAAGAATCTGTATCTTATTATCCACCTCTTGAACTGCAACCTTTGCTGGCGATCCAAATTGGGAAGGCATATTTCTAATAATTGCCTCATAATCATTAATCGTTACCGCTCTTTTTTGTGCAGCAAAATTAAAAGATACAAAATTTCTAACCTCTTCTGTTGTAGGTAATCCAGCGCCACCAATGGCGGGAAATAAATTATTAACCCTTAATGAATTAATAACAGAAGATTCTTGTGCTGGATTTCCAGCATTTATTCTAAAAGAATTAACTCCAATTTGATTAATAGTATTTGGTCCTAAATTTGTATTCAAACCACCCCCAACTCTATATTGAACAAATAAGGTGCTATTAGGTTTTAATGTTCGACCCAATGAAAAGTTATTCAAATAATTTTGCAATGTCGGTAATTGACCTGTTGTAGTAAATTGGTTTAATTGTTCCAATGCTGTATTAACCCCATTACCAAATGTTATTTTTTTAAATCCCTCTGGGGTAAATTCGCTCACAAATCTATTATCTGTCTGAATATATTTACCAACCTTTATACTAGCATTTCCCGTATCTTTTGATGGGTCAATGATGAAAACCCTATCCTCTGCCAAAGAATCAACCTCGTACCATTTATTGGTATCACTTATAAAGTCAGAATATGGGGGTATTGTATTTATTTGACCATCTTTAAGCAATACACTTGTTATACCCAAAACATTCTTATCTGGTAAAAATAATTCAAAAAATGGTCTAACATCAGATGAGGTTATAACTCTTTTAAATACTTTTGTAACACCATTGATAACTGGCTCACGTTTTGTTAATGTATAATTAATAATAATATTATTTAATTTATTTGGTATAACCGTTCTATTTGGTATTCCTTGCCCATCATAATCAGATGAAAAGTCAATGTCATTTATTGTTTCAAAAATAATTCCATTACCCAAAACTTGCGCACCCCTTTCAAGAACACCAGCGTATGTTGCATCAGCTTTATCACCAAATACTGGAACAGTTATTGAAAAATCACATAAAGTTAAAGATGGTCGTTGTCCAGGTATTTTTAATCCATAAGTTCTTGCAATATTATATATTGATGACTTTTGTTGGGCATATTGCAAAACAGTTTCTTGCAAACTTCTATCAATATGGTAATGCAAATTATCTGCCACCGCAGCATTCAAATCAAGGAATACAGAAAATATTGAAGCATCATTAAAATCATTTATTAAATCAGGATAATAAGCCTTAACATAATTTAATAATTCTGTTCTTATACTTTGAAAATCCCTAACACCATATGATATTTTTCTATCTGACATATTATATATTTATTATAACAAATTCACTACCAGCAAAACTATTATTGTTTGTGGTATATTCTATTTTTATTTTTGCAGTATTCTGATAAGTACCATTACCTGGTGAACGATAAACCTTATCCCTTGATGATAACCCCACATCATCCACACTTAATCTTGTTGATTGAATTTCTTCATCTTGATTTAATGGTTCAATGGTTATTTTATTTATAACTAAATTTGGTATATATTTGGAAATTGAATCCCTAATATCAGTTTCAATAACATCAAACGAAACTATATCCAATGGTTCAAATAAAAATTCATACAATCTTGTACCAAAATCTGGTAAATAATATCTGCTACCTTTTCTTGTTAATAGTAAATGTAATAAAGATGCTCTAATCTCATCTGACGCACTCTCTGTCATTTTAACAGCATCACCCCTTAACGATGTGTCAAAAGGAAAATCAACCCCATATGTAAAACCTTCAGCCATTATACTTTGTTTGTATATAAATATGTCTTTTTTTATAAAGTTGTAAACGAATTTAATTTATTGTATATTTATATAAAAAAAAATTATGAAAACATTAAGATTAACAGAAGCTGGTTTAACTAAACTAGTTAAAAAAATTGTTGAACAACAAGAAAGTGAAGGTCTTTTTATGGACTATCATAGTGCTAGTAAAGCATCAACAGGCAAAGAAGGAATGGCTAAGATGCAAAAAATTATGGATAAATTAGAAAGAATGAAATCCAAATTTGAGTCATCTAATTTTTCATTTAGTGAAGATGATGTATTGAAACTTGAACTTATTGATGGTTTGTTATATGGGAGAGATTTTGATAGACTTATTAATACTTACAAAGAAAAAAAGAGTTCTTCAGAAGAATCATATAATAATAATCCTTCTAATTTCTATAATAAAAAACCATCCTATTCTGATGTTGAATCTCAATTATTGAATGGTAAATTAAGATGGGATGGTGATTTGAATTTATATAATTCAACACTACCACAACTACCAGATAATTTAAGAATTAATGGTGATTTGGATTTAAGAAATTCCAATATTAAATCCTTACCAGAAGATTTGTTGGTTAATGGAAATATACTATTAAATACAAATAAACTAGCCCAATTTAGAAAAAGTGGTATTCCGCCTTCTATTAGGCTAAAAGGTATATTTGATATTTCAAAAGGGTAAATTTGTTGCTAACTAATCTTATTAAAAAACCCCCAAATCTAAATTAATAGACTAGGGGTTTTTTATTTAACAAATTGTATCAAATCTACGATTCACAACTCACACACTCATTAATATTCCTTGCAAATGATTGTGCTGAACTCTGGCTAAACTGATAGTAAAGCGTCTTAACCCCCTCTTCATGTGCATATAGATATAATTGATTTATATCCTTTGCTGGAACTGATGGATGTATCATCAAATTTAATGACTGTGATTGGTCAATAAATTTTTGCCTCTGTGCTGCTTGTAATATCAATTCTTTTGGTGATATTTCAATAAATGATTTAAACACCTCTTTTGTGGGGAAATCCAAATGCTGAACCGATCCATCTTTCTTCAAAATACTTTCCCAGGTTTCTGGTGTATTTAAGCCATACTTTTCCAATTCAATATCCAAAAATGGATTCTTATAAATTGTTTTTGATTTTGCCAAATCTTTAATAAAATAATTTGATTTGATTGGCTCAATACCCATACTTACTTGTCCCAGAATAAAAGAACTTGACTTGGTTGGGGCAATAGCAATTAATGTTGTGTTGGCATAACCCTCTCTTAAACATTTATATCCCTTCTCTTCATATAAATATTTTGAAGCTAATTCAGATTTTTCTTTAATTGTTTTAAATATTTGATGATTTAATTGCTTTGCCATCAAAGATTCAAATTGAATTAATTTTGATTGGAATAATGAATGATAACCCAAAACCCCCAAGCCAATGGCTCTATGTTGTGACGCAAATCTATTAGCTCTTTTCATACCAGCCATTTTACCTGACTTCAATATAAATTCATCCATAACTGCATTTAAGAACATAGTATAAACCTCAATTGCATCAGTCTCAATTATCTCATCCCAATGAAGTAAATTCAATGAACCCAAACAACAAACAAACGAGTTTAATGAATCTGTTGGTAATTGAATTTCTGAACAATTAAAAGTCTTTAATCCATTTGATACAAATATATGTTCATCATTATATACTGTTGGGCAATAAACTGGTTCATTATCTACTTGTTCAATTGAAACGACTTTTGCTCTTTTCTTAGTATTATCTCTATACTCCCTATCTTCAATAATAACATTCTTTCTTGTTAAGAACCCAGTTTTTTCTTCAATAATTAAAGCATCATTTTTACTTCCAAAAATTAATCTCCAACAATCTTTAGATGTATAATATTTATGCCCACCCTTACCATCAGGTAATAAACTTTGGCCTTCTTTTCTTAAAAGACGAATAGAACAACTAAGACCTAAATTAGTACATAAAATTTGTAACTCACTTAAAAATTCTTTATTGATATCAGCATAGGAAATTTGTATTGGCTCACCTTTGCTATCACTCTTAAACACAGTCCCATCAGCATACAATAAACCTCTTAAATACGCCCAAATAGTATCCTCATTTGACTCCCAAATCCAAGATGGAACATAACCTTTTTCAAAATTTAATGCTTTTTTAAGTGTTCTTGATGTTAATCTTTTTTTCTTAACAAGAGATTGACTAACTTTTGAATCAAAGAAAATTGCTGGTTTTCTATTTCTTGATTCAACTTTTTCTCTACCAAAAGCATTTTTAACATCATATGTATCACAACCATACTTATAATGTATTTTATTGAATTTTTCTTGGATATCATCAATCAAATCAAAATCATTCTCCCAAACATCAATCATCAAATTATCTTTATCTTGAGTTCCATCTGATTGATATAAACCCAACAAGTAAGCCTCATCCTGCATATCTAATTCACCAAACAAACCTTTATTTGTTTGTAATGCAACATAATCACCAATTTTCAAATCCTTTGCTTCAACTCTTACAATATCTTTTGTAGTGTCATTAAAAACTGGAATTCCATGATTAAATGTTACCTTTTGGGTCATTCCATTTGAATATGTTATTTTTAGAATTTCAGCATCCTCGTTCCTCAATAACATAGGAGTTGATTTAACTTCCTCTTCACCATTAAACAACACCAATTCATCACCCATCTCATATAACTCTTTTACAGTTAGATATCCTTTTGATGTGACAACTCTTTGGTCTTCTGTTAAACATAAATTTGAGGCAGTTATCTCCATACCCAACTCTTTGTAGGGGGAATTGTTATTTGAGTTATCCTTAAACATAATATATGGGAAACCAAACTCATTACGCCTTTGAATAATCTTTGCCCATATCTTTCTCTTGCTTGGGTCTCCCCCCTTCATATCATTAATCCAATTATCTGTAACAGTAACACCATATTGTAAATTCTGGATTGGATTACCTTCTGTTCCAATATCAAGAAACTCCATAATATCCTCATGTTCAGCTGGTAACCAGACTGCACATGCCCCCCTTCTTGCCTCTGATTGTTTACAAACGTCAACTACTGTGTCATACACCCTTGCATAATGAACTGGACCATCTGCTGTACCACCTGTTGATATTTTAGTTCCCCTTGCTCTAATATTACCTAAATAAGCACTAGTGCCACCACCGTATTTTGACATCATACCAATCTCTCTTCCAGCATTTAAAATACTATCTAATGTGTCATCAATATTGGATCCATAACAAGATATGGGTAAACCCTTTTCTTTACCAAAATTAATCCATACAGGTGTAGAAAGGCTATAAAAACCTTTTGCCATATATTCCTCAAACTTAACAGCAAAACCATCAATTTTTAAATACCCCTCTGCTTTATTTGCAATATCTTTAATTCTTTGCTCGGGCGTTTCGTTTATATACCCCCTTGATAAGAAAAGCCTACTCTCATCATTTAACCAATAATATTTTTCTTTATTCATTTTGTTTGTTTTTTAAAATAAATCATCTTCTGTTATGCTCTTGCTTTTCTTATTATAATCCACCGATTTTTTATAGAAAAAATCCCCCTCCTTTGTTGATAAAATCTCCACATCAAACCATAACGTCTTCTCAATCTCTGTAAAATCAACCTCAAATACTGGCTTCATTCCAATTCTATTTAATGAATTGTTAAATCTATTTTGAATGAAATGTTTAATTGTATCTTTTGATAAGAAACTTAACTCTCCATTCTCAAATATCCAATCTAGTATTCCACATTCAGCAGCATATGCTTTATGGCAAGCAGAAACAATCAGTTGCTCAAATTCATCATCAAACCATTCTGGATTTTCTTCCTTAATAATATTAATAAGTTCTGATCCAAAATTACCATGAATTTCTTCTTCCTTTGATGTGGCTTCAACCACATTTGAAATACCCTTGAATAGATTTTTCTCCTTATTAAAGGACATCATAATCAAGAACTGGCTAAATAAACTCACATGCTCAATAAACAATGAAAATAATAATACAGACTTTGTGTACATTTTATTCTCCTTACTCCTTGTTCCATCCAAATATTTTGATAGATAACCAATTCTATTCTTTATGGCAGGAATTTCAATAACTGTCTGAAACTCATTTTCCAACCCAAGAATTCTTAATAATTGCGCATAAGCATCTTTATGTCTTACTTCCGAGTTTCCTGAAATTAAAACTTTATCATTATATCTAGTTACAATACATCCACTTGGAACAGTAACACAATAATTATTACCATCATAATCCTCAATAGTTGGTCTGTATGTTATTGAGGAATAAGGTTCTACATTTACAAAATTAATAGCATAAACATCTTTATAAGAATCTTTCCTATTATCTACTGAAGTCCCCATATTAGCCCTATATCCTGCTAGAAATCCTATTGCCTGAACCTTATCAGCACATGATTTATTAGTGGTTGAATATCTAATAAGACAATTCTTGGCATTACCCTTACCTTCTAATCTAGTCCCATCCAATTCAAT